TTCTGCTACTGCTAGTGCATCTGCTAGTATAGAGTTCACATCTGGTATTGATAGCACATATCCAATATATCGTTTTGAGTTTATCAATGTTCATGGTTCAGCAAATGCTAACTTTGAATTTCAAGGCTCTACTAATGGTGGTAGTTCCTATGGAGTTACAATGACTACAACCCAAGTTCAAGCTTGGCATAATGAAGCGGATACAGATACATCTTTAACTTATTCATCTGGTAATGATTTAGCACAAAGCACAAGTTTTCAAAGACTATGTAAAGTAACTGGTTCAACAAATGCAGATGATAGTGGTTCTGGAATACTTACACTTTATAACCCTAGTTCTACAACTTTTGTTAAACATTTTATGTCAGATGCAAATGGGTCAAATGGTGGTTATACTCAAAGAGAATTTGCTGCTGGATATTTTAACACTACATCAGCTATAAATGCTATTCAATTCAGATTTGTTTCTGGAAACATAGATGCTGGTCAGATATTGCTATTTGGAATTAATTAATATATAAGGAGAAAATTATGGCACATAAATTAGTAAATGGAGTTCAAGTAGAACTCACACCAGAAGAAATAGCTGCAAGAGCTGCTGAAGAAGCTGCTTGGAATGCAGGTGCATTCGATAGAGCTATGGCAGATTTAAGAAGTAAAAGAGATAGACTTCTTGCATCATGCGATTGGGTAATGATGAGTGATTCACCTATTGCAGATAAAACTGCATGGGAAACTTATAGACAATCTTTAAGAGATATTACAAATAATTTAACAACTGTTGAAAATGTTAATACTGTAGTATTTCCAACTAAACCATAACAATTAAATTTGCAGGATCATAAGTGACAAAAACAAGAAACATATCTGATGTTTTTAACAATGCTAACACAGCTAACAATCTAAATAAATTAGATGGTTCTGCTAAATTAACAGATGCAGTATTTCCTTCTGTATTACCTGCAGTAGATGGTTCGCAACTAACTGGTGTTGCTGAAACAAAACCAACAATTAGTTCTATATCACCTAGTACAATAACTAATGCTCAAACAAGCATTACTATTACAGGTGCTAACTTTGAAAGCATACCAAGAGTAGAAGCATTAAATCCTTCAACTGGTATTTGGTATAATGCAGACACAGTTACATTTAACAACTCAACTTCTTTAACAGTACAATTTACTTTAGCAGTAGATGCTGAATATAGATTAAGAATAGAAAATCCTAATGGTCTTGCAGTATTATCTGGTAATATTTTAACAGTATCAGATGCTCCAACTTGGACAACAGCTGCTGGAACACTTGGTACTTTTGCAGGAGATTTTTCTGGTACTTTAGCAACAGTAGTTGCAACATCAGATAGTGCTGTAACTTATTCTGAAGTAGGAAGTAATTTAGCAACAGCTAATGTTACTTTATCTTCTGGTGGAGTTTTAAGCACAACAGATTTTGGTGGTGCTAGTACACAAGCAACAACTTATAATTTTACAATCAGAGCAACAGATGCTGAAGGTCAAACAGCAGACAGAAGTTTTAGTTTGACATCATCATTTGGTGCAACAGGAGGCGGACAGTTTAACTAATGGCATCAACTTATTTATCAAGAACACAAGGTTCAGCTACTAATAGAAAAAAATTTACTATTAGTGTATGGTTTAAAATATCTAATAGTTCTAGTCCAGCAAATTTAATTAGTGCTGGTACAAGTTATGCAAATGATATGGATTATTTAACTATTGGTAGTGGTGGGGGATTAAGTCTTGAAGCATATCAAGGTGGAACATCATATAGATTAAGACCAAATAGATTATTTAGAGATACAAATGCTTGGTATCATTTAGTTATAGCATTTGATAGTACACAAGCAACATCTTCTGATAGAATGAAAATGTATCTTAATGGAGAACAAATAACTTCTTTTTCAACTACAACTTATCCTAGTTTAAATTTTGAACCCCAATTTAATAATAATGTAACACACATGATTGGTAGAAATTTAGATGGTAGTGAGTATTTTAATGGCTCAATGTCTCATGTTCACTTCATAGATGGTACAGCTTATGATGCTACAGCATTTGGACAATATGATGCTAATGGTGTTTGGAAAATTAAAACTTCTCCAAGTGTAACTTATGGAACTAATGGTTTCTTTATTTTAAAAGATGGTAATAGTGTTACTGACCAATCTGGTAATAGTAATAACTTTACAGTTGCAGGTGGTACATTAACGAATACTGAAGATAATCCTTCAAATGTTTTTGCTACATTTAATGCTTTGTATAATTCAAATCAAAATTTATCTAATGGAAATTTATCAGCAACTAATACTACATCTACTTGGAATAGCAGAGCAACTACATTAGCTGGTTCTTCTGGTAAATATTATGCAGAGTATAAAGTAGCTTCTCCAGGTACAAGTTATCATATGCTTGGAGTTGGAACTGTAGAAGATATTGATCCATCTGATCATGCAGGAACAGGAACAGGAACAGTAGCTGTTTATAGTCAAAATGGATACAAATATGTAGAAGGTACAGATAGTGCTTATGCAAACACTTATGGTGATGGAGATATAATTGGAATAGCTTTAGACTTAGACAATAATTATGTTTACTTTTCTAAAAACGGAACTTGGCAAAATAGTGGAGACCCAACAAGTGGTGCTACAGGAACAGGTGGAATATCTTTACCAACAACAGGAACTTATGCTTTTACTGAAAGTGTAAGAAGTACAAGTAGTAGTAATTCAAAAGTAGATGCAAACTTCGGCAATGGCTACTTCGGAAGTACACCAGTAGCTAGTGCAGGAACTAACGCAAGTGGTATAGGAATTTTCGAATATGATGTTCCAACAGGTTATACTGCTTTATCAACAAAAGGATTAAATTTATAATGGCTTTACATTCGTTACACTCATGCAAAGAAATTAACTACAAGGAGATAGTTTAGTCATGGCATACACTACAATTAAAAAACCTTCGGATTATTTTAATACTGTTCTTTACACAGGAGATGATTCTTCTAATAGAGGAATTACTGGTGTAGGATTTCAACCAGATTTAGTATGGAATAAAACTAGAAATCAAGCTTTTAATCATTATTTATTTGATTCTGTCAGAGGAGCTGGTCAATTAATATTCCCTAATGATAGTGCAGCAGAACAAGATAAATCAGCAGAATTTATTTCATTTGATAGTAATGGTTTTACTGTAACTCAAAATGCTGGTTCAATTGGAATTAACTGGTCTAGTGCTAATTATGCAAACTGGTGTTGGCTAGGTGCAAATGGTACTGCATCAAACACAGATGGAAGCATAACCTCAACTGTTAGTGCTAATACTACAAGTGGATTTAGTATTGTGTCATATACAGGTACAGGTGCTAATGGTACAGTAGGTCATGGGTTAGGTTCTGCACCACAAGTAGTTATAGTAAAAGAAAGAAGTGGTGCTGATTCTTGGTATGTTGGTCATGCTAGTCTTGGATTTACTAAAAATTTATATTTAAATTTAACTAATACACCAAATACGGAAACTGCAATTTTTAATGATACAGCACCTACATCTTCAGTTTTTTCTTTAGGTAATAATACTGGTATAAATGAATCAGGTTCAACTTATATAACTTACTGCTTCGCAGAGAAAAAAGGATTTAGTAAGTTTGGCAGTTACACAGGTAATGGAAATGCTGATGGTAGCTTTATTTATTTAGGATTTAAACCTGCGTTTTTAATTGTTAAAAGAACTGATACTGCTAATTTTTGGTTAATAAGAGATAACAAAAGAGATACTTTTAATGTATCAAATAAAACATTAAATGCTGATGGTGCAGATACTGAAGCTAGTTGGGGTAGCACTTATTTAATTGATTATTTATCAAATGGTTTTAAATGTAGAGATGCCACAACACCTATAAACGCATCAGGTGGAACATACATCTATATGGCATTTGCCGAAGAACCTTTAGTGGGAGATAACCCAGCGACTGCTAGATAATGGCTAATATATATAAAAATACACAGTTTAATTTAACAACAACTGCTAAGACAGATATATATACTTGTCCTACTGGAAGAACAGCTTTAGTTAAAAATGTTCATGCTGTTAATTATGGTGGTTCTACAAGTTATTTAGAAGCATTTCTTTATGATAGTTCTGCTAGTACTGAATACCAAATAGATCATCATTCTTTATCTTCTAAAGCATCACAAGATATATCTGATGGATTATTTGTTTTAGAGTCTGGTGATATATATAGATTACAAGCACCTACAGCTAATGCCTTTAGTGGCACTATGTCTATATTAGAAATATTTGACGAAAAAAGTGCTTAATTATATATTGTTATTAAGCATTTTTTAATGTATTTATGGAATTAGTACGAATACCAATTCAAGAACTTGAAAAAGTTTGGTCATTAGTAGAAAAAGATATTAAATCTGCTTTAGCTTATTCAGGTCAACTTACCGATTCAGATTTT